ATGACGGCAGAACTAAACAAGCTCAGTGACAAAAAACTTAAAAGCCTATACGGAAAAGAAAGAAGAAATATTGAGTTTTTTGCCGATGGTGCAGGACTGAGTGCAAAAGCATCTAAATCTGGTGGTATCAGCTGGGTTTTTACCTATCGACTTGATGGTAAAAAATTAAACCGCCTAACCATTGGGCGATATCCTGATATCAGCCTCAAGCAAGCTCGTGAAATGCGAGATAAATGCCGTAACTGGTTGGCTTCTGGTAAAGATCCAAAGCTACAGTTTGACTTAGATATGCAAGAGTCATTAAAGCCAGTCACCGTAAAAGATGCTATCGAGTATTGGATAAAAAATTATGGAAGAGATAACCGTGTAAGCATTGATAAGCACATAGCTCAACTCAATAAATATATTTATCCAAATATTGGTAATATGGCACTATCCGACTGCGAAACTCGCTATTGGATTCAATGCTTTGATGATATAAAAAAGAAATCACCTGTCTCCGCTGGAAACGTATTCCAATTATGCAAACAAGCCTTAAAATTTTGCCGCGTAAGGAAATTCGCTATTAGTAATGCCTTGGATGATTTAACCATTCCAGATGTGGGTAAAGTACAAAATAAAATCGATAGATTTTTAACTGATAATGAGTTAGGTCAATTATGGAGATCTGTAAGCACAAATACTCACATGCCTTATTACAATAACTTATTAACAATCTTGATTGTGTTTGGCTGTAGAACTCAAGAGGCTAGGTTATCTAAATGTTCGGAATGGGATTTTCACTCAATGCAGTGGACTGTTCCAAAGGAACACAGTAAGTCCGGTGGTAAAATCATTCGCCCAATACCAGCATATATGACGCAATTTTTAGAAAAGCTTATCTACCAAAATCATAAAAGCAGTTATTTGCTTGGTGAGCTAAAAGATGGTTCAACAGTGGCGAAGTATGGGATAAAAATATGGAAAAAATTGGGCCATACGGAAAAATGGACATTACATGATTTAAGGCGCACCTTAGCAACTAAGTTAAATGATATGGGCATAGCACCTCATGTAGTTGAGCAACTGTTAGGTCATGCCTTGCCGGGTATCATGGCAATATACAACAAGAGCCAATACCTACCAGAGAAGCTAGATGCTTTAAGCAAGTGGTGTGAGAGATTGGATGTGTTAGCGGGTAATTATGAGAATGTGGTTATATTAAAAGCAGCTCAATAATGAGAATGAATGCGTTTGATGGCTAGCATAGGCATTGTGATATACATGTAACAAATGCGCATTGATTTCTTAATAATTTCCATTAAGTAAAATACCCTCACAAAAACAATGAAACAGTGAGGGTAACATGACCATTCAATACAACACTCCAACACCTGAAGAGCGCCGCTCTATTCTTTCCGAATATGGCGAACGTTATGATCGTCTGATCCGTGAAAAGGAACGCCAGCACATTACCTCTATTTCCAGAACATCAGCATGGAAACTGGAAAATGAAGGCCGTTTCCCTGCCCGTAAGCCATTAGGTCGCAATTCCTGTGCTTGGTTGCTCAGTGATCTGTTGCACTGGGTACGCAACCCGCCAGTAGTAGACAATGTAAATAACCCCTACAGCCGAAAATCAAATTAATTAAAACAGGGTAAAAATATGACATCTAAAAATATGGCCTTAAATGGTCAGGAACTCGCTCACTCTAAAACCAGCCAGAAGAATATTAGCGAATTATCTTTTGCTGAAATGTTGCCTGTTATTCAAGGCAATATTAACGGGCAATTAGTTAATAGTGTAAGTGCAAAGTCATTGCATAAGGCATTAGGTGTTAAGCGTAACTTTTCTGCATGGATGAGTGACAGAATTAATCAATATGAATTTATTGAGGGACGGGATTATTCCATTGTGGAGAATTTGAGCTACCCAAATTCGGATAGCGCAAAATCCAGACAGCAATTAACTAAAGACTATCATGTCATCATTAATACAGCCAAAGAACTGGCAATGGTCGAGCGTACTGAACAAGGTCGCTTAATCCGCCAGTATTTTATCAAGTGCGAGGAGGCGTTACACAAAGTTGCCCCAATCGTCACTAAACAGCTACGAAATGAGCTTAAGTCACGCCTAAAAGTAGCAAACTACTTTAAACCTATGTGTTCAGCGTTGGAAATGGCGCGGATGGAGCAGGGAAAAATCACAAAACCAACTCATTACAGCAACGAATCCAATATGTTGAGTCGTATTATTCTGGCTGGTCTGACAGCGAAACAATGGGCGCAACAGCACGGTATTATTGGCAATCCTCGTGATGCGATGAGCGAGTTACAGCTTGAGCACCTTTCTTATCTGGAGCAGACCAACACTACGCTGATTGAATTAGGGATGGATTATCACGTCCGTAAAGACAAGCTAACAGGACTATCCCAGAAATGGCTAGCGCAGCGTGTAGGGGCGAACTGATGAATGCCTGCCAGATGAATCACTCTCTACTGGCTGGCGCAATGGTTACTCTGCCGATTACTAAAACATCAGTAAGCCAATCAGCCGAATTTTCGTCCGGTTACTCAGCCAAATTTTCGGCTCAGTTCCAATCGGCGGAATTTTTCGCTGATGGGTATGAGGAATATTTCTCACACCTACGGCAACTTATTGATTTTATACCCTCCTCAATTTTGAGGGGGCTAAATCGAATATTAGATAACCGGACTTTGCGATCTTCTCTGAGTGGAGTGCAAAAAGAAAAGGATAGCACGGCGAATGCCACCCTTTGCACCAAAGGACAAAAAAGTCCTTTGACTGATTATTGCTCAGATGATGCTTTGGTTTTACGCTGGCGGCGTTTGATTTCACCTTGTAATGCAGTGACGATAAATTGCCCCGTGCTTTCACCATCGTTCTTCAATGCTTCTATTGCTTCGACAACTTCATGTGGTGCTCTAGCTTGTATCTTTTGTGATTTGTTATTTATGTGGTTTCTTGTCATATCTAGGTTTCCGCGTTTTATATGTAATCCAGTATACACCAAAGAAATAACAAATAAATACTTGATGTGTACTCCACTTAGTGGCTATACTGTACTCCACTTGAATGTTGTAGCATTCAAAAATAACAAAGCCCAGCAGTGTTGTAGCACTAGCTGGGCTTCTAACCACAATGTAAAGGGGTCTTACATCATGGCTATTCAACAGCATACCCAAACTCGCCTTAAATTTACATTCCTAATTGCATCAGGCACTCAGCGACTGGTGGATATTCATCCTATGCGCCTTATCTCCGTTCAGGGGGTAAGCCATGTTTAAGATCATTATCACCACCACAAATCAGCATACTGGCGAGATAAAAAAAGAAACAATCCGTTACAAATACAAGACATTGCGCGGTGCGGAGAAAGCCGCCATGCGTATTCGTCATTCTTGCATACCAGATGATAAATCTATCGACGTTGAAATAGTCAGAGTATATGAAAGCCGATCACCTATTTCACTTTCTCAGGCCATGCACAATACGGGGCTGGCAACTTCTTTATTTGGCGTCATTCTCGAAAAGGCCAAAGACGAATGCTCTATCGATTTAAATAACTTAATTGCGCTGGCCTGTGATATCAATCAAGACGTCTATCACGCATTGTGTACGGCTGTTTATGGAGAGGAATAAATCATGAGTCAACGTTCCTCACAGCCTAAAAGCCCTATGGGAATCCGCCCGATAGACGTTATCCGAAGCGTGAAACAATCCGCCATGAATCACTGGCAAAGCCTGTTGCCAGCCTGCGGTGTTGATGTTCCGGCAAAAGGGAAGCATGGCGCTTGCCCGATATGCGGCGGTACTGACCGTTTTCACTTTATAGACGATAGCCATCATGGCGACTGGCATTGTCGCAAGTGTGAGCAACCCAATCATGGTGATGGTCTGGATTTAGTGGCAAGAGCCAAAGGTATCACTATCCTAACCGCCGCTAAGCAGATTGCTGATGTACTGGCAATGCCATTACCTGAACCTATATTCAAACCAGTTAAAGAACAGCCCCGAACAGTGAAACCCATTGCGGAACGGATCGCGGTACTGGTGGAAAAATCGATTAGGGGAGAATCTCAATATCTGGCGAAAAAGGGGCTGCAATGCCCCAATCAGCGGCTATTGCCGGATGGTTCTCTATTGTTGGTGATTCAGACACTGAACGACACCAATACGGGCGCACAAATCATCAAGCCTAACGGCGAAAAACGCCTTGTTTCCGGTACACAGAAAAAAGGGAGCTTTATTCCGGTATCTGAAATAACCGGAACGCCGGACACCATTATCATTACCGAAGGTTACGCGACAGCACTAACTGTCAGCCAGTTACATAATGGCGTGGTACTGGCTGCCATTGATGAAAGTAATTTACTAACCGTGGCTGAATTGACCAGAAAACAGTGGCCTGAATCGAGAATTATCCTTGCCGCCGATAATGATTGGCACTCACAAGGCGAACGGGACAAAAACGGCAAGCTTAAAAAGAATGTGGGCAAAATAGCGGCAGAAAAGACCGCTCAAGCGATTAATGGCTGGGTAACGTTACCGCCAACGGAATATAAAGCCGACTGGGATGATTATCGTCAGCATCACGGCATAGAAGTAGCAAAGCAGGCATTCAGAAACGGGTTATATCAGGTTAGGGAGAAAAAACTCATGGAAGCAGAAGCGGCAGTGATCCACGAAACTAAGCCAAAAAAGGCCAATAACAATCTGGCACAAATGGCAGCCAGTCAACGCGGGGCATTGCTGGTTGAGCATTACAAAAAAATCGCGGTACATGCTGAAAGCGAAGCGGTTTATCACTATAACGGTACAACATGGGAAACCGTATCAGATAACGAGCTACGTCGCGCAATGGTGGCAATCTTCAATCAGCATGAAACGCCGTATAGTCCAAATGGGATCAATAACGCTATCAATGCCATGAAATTACAAATTCCGGTCATTGGTGAACAACGCCACGAGTTAATTGGGTTCAATAATGGTGTATATGATCTGTCTGAAAAAGCATTCAAATCACATCAGCCGGAACACTGGTTAATGAACCATAATGGCATTGAGTTTACCCAGCCTGCTATCGGTGAAAACTTACCGACACATGCGCCTCATTTTTATTGCTGGCTCTCCCATTCAGCGGGGAACGATGAGAATAAGATGGCACGCATTAACGCCGCGTTGTTTATGATTCTGGCAAACCGTTATGACTGGCAGCTATTTATTGAAGTGACAGGCGAAGGTGGCAGCGGTAAAAGCGTATTTACGTATATCGCTACCTTACTGGCAGGTGAACATAATACCGCCAGTGGCAATATGAGAGCACTGGATGAAGCGAGAGGCCGTTATCAATTTGTCGGCAAGAGCTTAATTACGTTACCCGATCAGGTTAAATATGTCGGTGAAGGGGCAGGTATTAAGGCCATTACAGGCGGCGACCTGATTGAAGTTGACGGAAAATATGAGAAGCAATTTTCTACCATCATCAAAGCCGTGGTATTAGCCACCAATAACGAACCGATGAGCTTTACCGAACGCAATGGCGGTATTGCACGGCGGCGGGTGATATTTCCGTTCAATATTCCGGTCAAAGAGTCCGAGAAAGATTCACAATTGCCGGAGAAAATCAGTCGAGAACTGCCGGTGATTATCCGACACTTATTAGACGAATTTGCCGACCAGAATAAGGCTAAGAAATTACTACAGATGCAACGTGATTCCAGCGAAGCATTAACGGTAAAATGTGGTTCTGATCCTCTCTATCATTTTTGCGGTTATTTGATATCCGTGGATGATGCAGCCGGAATGAAGATGGGCAATAAGAACATCAGCCCACGCGCACCAAGAATATATCTTTATCACGCCTATCTCTCTTTTATGGATGCGCACGGTTTTGAACGTCCGTTAACACTGACAAAATTTGGTGAGTCAATACCAAAAATTATGCTGGAATACCGAAAAGATTATCGGAAGGTGAGAACAATGAAAGGCTATTCTTATAATGTCTCGTTGTCGGAAGAAGCGGAAGAATGGCTTCCTGCTTTACCTGAGCGTAAGAATCTTAGTATTGCGTCATAATAAGTTTTTATATTTAACTGTACATACTGTGCATTGAATACTGTATTTTTCTGATTTTAAATATAAAAATAGAATGTATAGTTATTATTCAACTATACATTTACTATGCACTCTATACATAGCCTGAATTAACAGATGAATAGTTAATGAATACACTATGAATTGCTGTAAACCCTGATATAACAAGGCATTCAGACGATTATGTATAGCGTGTACAGTTGATAGCCTTAAAAAGATTTTTAGGGGGGCTGACGGGGAATAATTATTTTTATAAACGTAATTATGATTCTTGTAATTGTTAAACGTGAAATAGTATGGAGAGCTTAAATGACACGAAGAAAAGATTATAATCCCACTTGGGAGGGGTATTTGGGTGATTACTTAAATGGAAAAGTGGGAATCAACCAGCTAAAACCTCAGCATGAGTTTTTTGATAGCTTAGGATTAGAAAAGGTATTACGTGATAATACGGAATATCACTTTTTACTGACATTAGCTCAAGCTCAAAGCATTATTGCAGATATTAATCCTAGCCCTCCACAAAATCCAAATTATGGCGAATCACTGGCAAGAGGGGAGGGAGACAAGAAAAAAAATCCTATGTCCCATGTATTTTCTATCACAGATCCTATTTCCCCTTATGCGGGGAATATCTATGATTCGCGTGGATTTTCTGATGTTTGCCGAGAGTTTCAGAGGTTAAGTATCAAAGCGACAACACATATAGGAAAAGATGGACGTGCATATATTCATTTGTCGGGACGTGCAGGTCTTAGGAATCTTGTCAGGGGAACACGATACGGTGCTACTCATCCTCAAATGTTAGGAATGGGGATAGGACAACAGGGACTTAATGCTAGCATTGTTAAAGGTGTTAGGTTTTGCATCATTTTTTCTATTGGCTACCGAGTGGTAGAAAGCCTTTTTAAGGATGAATATACCTTAGCCGATTTTATCGGCAATATAACAATTGATATGGCGAAAACAGCAATTACTGCGGCTGCTTCTTGGACTGTAGGTACAGTTTTAACTGCAACAGCCGTTGTCGGTGGTAGTATTATTGCTGTTGCCGGACTAGTTTTGCTTACTGGTATCTTGGTAGCTTATGGTTTAGATATGCTTGATAAACAATATGGAATAAGTGAAAAATTAATAGCTCTTTTAAAAGAGCAAAGGGACAGAAAACCAAGAGCACCAGAAGCAGACTTACGAATTTTCTTTAATGGATTAGGAAGGATGAGGTGAATAGTAAATATTTAAAAGCATTTGGCGTATTGATATTGTTATTGTTTATGACATTTATGATGTACTTAGTCATTGAATCTGCTGTTTCATTAATACTAATGAAAGACGAGATAACATTTTCTAGCGCAGTTATCATATGTATTATGTCTTTCCCTCTATTATTTTACTCTCTATCAGGCTCTATTTTTTTCTTTCTCTTTGACAGGCTGCCTAAATTTAATAAGATTATTGTTAAATATTTGTCCATATTGATGCTTGCATCATTTGTTGTTAGTTTTCCTATTTCTTTTTACGTTAGCTATAAGTTAAAAAATGATGGTTATTTGACATGTGATAAAATATCGTGGATGTCACCAACCACTTATGTAAAAGATTTATCACTTTGTAAGTAAAAAGTTTTGTAAATGTTTTGTTCTTATGTTTTATCATCTTTAGCCTCTAAATCTTAGAGGCTTTTTAATTATGTTTCATGGTGTTAAATAGTGTTTTCATAAAAATAAACACCCACAAAACACTATGAAAAAAATTCTCGAATTACGTCAACAAAAATCTGATTTAACCCATCAAATGCGTTCACTGCTTATCAAAGCTGAAAACGAAAAGCGTTCACTCAATACTGATGAAGCCAAACAATTCGACGAATTGCGCAGCCAATCTGATACGCTAAATACTGAAATCGCCCGTTATGAGTCACTGGCTGATGAAGAACGCAGTCAGGCAAAAATCCAGCCGACCAGCAAAAAACTCAGCAACGATGAATTACGCCACTATATTCTGACTGGCGAAACTCGTTCCTTATCTACGGGGGTTCCGTCTGAGGGCGGCTATACCGTTATCCCAGAACTGAACAAACAAATCATGCAGCAACTAACAGATGAGTCAGTCATGCGCCGGATTTGTACGGTGAAAACTACACGCAGCAACGAATATAAGCAGTTGGTTTCTGTCGGTGGCGCAGTCGTGGCACATGGGGAAGAAAACAAGACACGCGGTGAAACTGCCACACCTAAAATGGAAGAAGTCAGCATTAAGCTGTTCCCCATTTACGCCTACCCTAAAACCACACAGGAAATTATCGATTTTAGCGATGTAGATATTTTAGGTTGGCTGGCTTCTGAAATTGCTGACATATTCATTGATACCGAAGAAACGGATCTCGTCAGCGGTGACGGTAGTAAAAAAGCGAAAGGCTTCCTGTCTTATCCCCGTGATACTCAAACCGACAAAATTCGCGCGTTTGGTACATTACAAAAATTGGAAGTTACCGCACTTTCTGCCGATAGCCTGATTGACCTGAAATTCTTACTCAAGAACAAATACCGTAAAAACGCAGTCTGCGTGATGAATTCCAGCACAGCCGCGCAAGTGCAAAAACTGAAAAACGGCAATGGTGATTATATCTGGCGGGAACGTTTACAGGCGGGCGATCCCGATATGTTGCTGGGTTTGCCTATCCACTATCTTGAATTTATGCCGGAGGGTGTGATCGGTCTGGGGGACTTCAAACGCGGCTATTTTATTGTTGACCATGAAACGGGCATTCGCACCCGCCCTGACAATATCACCGAGCCGGGATTTTATAAGGTACATACCGATAAATATCTGGGGGGCGGGCTGGTGGATTCCAACGCAATTAAGATACTGGAAGTGAAAGCGTCCAGCAACTAAGCAGAAGGGGTATCGCACCCCTTTCCAAGCCTTGGAGTCCATCAATGAAGAATGATTTTGAAATCCGCACCGCTTCACTGTCTGCCAACAATAAGACGCTGACCAGCTATGTGATTAAGTGGAGCAGCCGATCACACGTACTATGGGATGAGTTTATCGAACAGTTCGTCCCGAATGCGTTTAATGCCAGCCTAACGGCGGGAGCTGATATCAGGGCGTTGTACGAGCATGACCCGATGAATTTGTTAGGTCGCACCACGTCTGGCACATTACAACTTAGCGAAGATGCCACCGGATTACGTTTCGAGTTAACGCCGCCAGATACTCAATTGGGTCGCGATGTGCTAACGCTGGTGGAACGAGGCGATATACAAGGCATGTCCTTTGGTTTTCGTACCATTAAAGATCAGTGGGATACCCGTCAGACACCTTATATCAGAACCGTATTGGAGGCTGAATTACGGGAAATCACCATAACCAGCTTACCTGCCTATCCTGAAAGTGGCGTAGAGATTGCTAGGCGTTCACTGAATGCCGCTAAACCCTGCCCTGTGGATTTGCGTCATTACTGGCTGCAACTGTCCGAGGTGTGATTATGTGGCCTTTTACACGCAAAACTCCCGAAACCCGCAGCATGAGTATTGATGAATTTCTTTCTCTGGCAGGCATGTCTAATACCAAATCGGGAGAGCATGTTTCACCTTCGACGGCAGAAGGCATACCCGCTGTGATGAATGCCGTTACGGTGATTAGCGAAGCGGTGGCCTCGATGCCTTGCTACCTCTATCGGGTTGCGCACCAAAACGGCAAAGAATCCCGCGAATGGCTGAGTGATCATCCGGTCGATTATTTACTCAATGAGTGCCCGAATGACTGCCAGACGCCATACCAATTCAAGCGAACACTGATGCGTCATTGCTTATTGAATGGCAATGCGTATGCGGTAATTGTCTGGGGGCGAGATGGTCAGCCACAGTCATTACACCCTTACCCATCGTCAGCAGTTGTACCACAACGATTATCGGATCACCGGTTCGCATATACCATCACTGAGCCTTATAGCGGCAAGGTCAAAACCTATCTACAGGAAGAAGTGTTGCATTTGCGCTATGCCACCGAAGATGGCTTTTTGGGGCGCTCTCCCGTTACTGTTTGCCGTGAAACACTGGGTTTGGGACTGGCACAGCAACGCCACGGTGCCAGCATCATGAAAGATGGCATGATGGCGGCGGGGGTGATTAAAGCCGCTGACTGGCTGGACGGAATCAAGGGAAGTAAGGCACTGGAAGCCCTCGAACGTTATAAAGGAGCGCGTAATGCCGGAAAAACGCCGATCCTTGAAGGTGGGATGGAATACCAACAGCTAAGCATGAGTAACCAAGATGCGGAATGGCTGGCCTCCCGTCGATTCACCATTGACGATATCGCCCGTATGTTCAATGTCAGCCCGATCTTTCTGCAAGAA